AGAGATTACGGTATTTAGAGGACAATTAGATGGCATTTAACCCCGAAGCACCCGAAGAAGAAATGGTAGGAATGGGCGAGCTACCAGCGCCAATTGACCTAATCAATGAGCCAGATATGGAGCGCTACGCAGAAAAGAATTACCTAGCGCCTTTAGCAGAACAAGATATTAGCATTGACGAAGAATTGCGCCAGCAACTGGTTAACGATTTAGAAAACGAGAAGAATCGTGCAGAGATGGCGCTATCTGAATTGGGTGGTGTGTTAGAGCGTAAATTTAAAGAGTTTTCTACTCGCAGACACCTGAAAGAGCTTGAGTGGATTAACGCTATCCTACAACACTCAGGCCGCCCTTATTCCTACAATTCAACCAAAAAGCAATTTGTCTTTGGTGATGCAGACTTTGAATCTAAGCCTGTAGTTAACATTACTCGCCAAAAGGTAAACCTTGCCGTAGCCCGTATGCGGGACATTCAGTTTCCGTTGGGCGGAGACCACAACTTCCGCATTATGCCTCACTATGAAGTAGAGGTACAATTAGCACAAGCGTCACAAAACCCCCAAGAACAAATGGCAGCCCAGAATGTTAAGGCGTTGCAATACGAGTCGGCCCGCAAAATGGAAGAAACCATTGTAGGCCAGCTGATTCGCTCGCAGTACGGCAACAAAGCCCGCGAGTCTATGCGGGATTGGGTGCTACTAGGCACGGGCATTATGAAAGGCCCAGTAGTAGATGTAGACAGACGCAAACTCTACGAGATGCTAGATACCACAGATGGCGGTATGGTAGCAGACCTACAGTACCTAGACGAAGAGTTTCCTAACGCATTCCGCGTAGACCCCAAATACTTTTTCCCAGATCCCGACACACTAATCTCGGATGATTTGTGCGAAGCCATTGAGGTTCACCCCCTTACCAAATCAAAGTTAATTCAGCTTAAGCATAACCCCGCATTTTTACGCAAGAAGCTAGAAGAAGCCGTAGAGTCTGAGCCAGAAGGCATTACAGGCATTGGCAACCTAAACGAGTTGGCTTTCTTGACCACAGATGCAGACCTTAAAAATCGGTATATTGTCAAAGAATATCATGGCCCTATTCCAAAAGAGTTCTTATTGGATTTAGGTATTATTAACGAAGAGGACTATGCTGACCCGCTGATTGAGCACTACGGTGAGGTTTGGTTTGTTAAGGGTACGGTAATTCGTGTATCGTTGTCGCCCATTGAAGGATATAATCGCATCCCATACCACTTGGTTCCATGGGAAACCGATGATGGTTCTATCTTTGGGCACGGCATGGCGTGGATGATGCGTGATGCACAGCGAGTAGCCAAGTCTGGATGGCAGATGCTCCTAGATAACGCAGGCCTGTCATCAGGCCCGCAAATGGTTATCCACCGCGAAATGATTCAGCCAGCAGACGGTAACTGGGAGATTGCCCCGCATAAGCTGTGGTTCCTGACCGAATACGGGCAGAATGTACAAGAAGCCTTCCAGTTCTTCAACGTACCAAACAACCAGCAACAGATTGCTAGCGTTGTAGAAATGGCAATGAACTTTGGCGACCTAGAATCAGAATCGCCAATGATTATGCAAAACTTGATTCCCCAAGCGAATAATACGGCTAGCGGTCAGGCAATGATGCTGACAATCGGCAATGTCACACAACGTGACAAATCGCAAATTTGGGATGATTATGTAACCCGTCTGTTGATTGAGAGCTACTACCATTGGAATATGCAGTACAATGACGACCCAGGCATCAAAGGCAACTTTGAAATTGAGTTAGCAGGTGCTACAGAAGCCATTGACGCCCAAATGAAATCGCAAGAGATTGAGCGTATTTTGGCACTAGCAATGCAAAACCCAGAATATATGCTACACATTGATGCCAATGAAGCCTTTAGGGAGATTGTAGCAGCTAGTCGCGTAGGTAAGCGCATTATCCGTTCTCAGGAAGAAGCTGAAGCCCAAGCACAACAAATGGCACAACAGGCTCAGCAGCAAGGCCCAGACCCAGACTCTATGAGAGCCGAGGCGGCATTGGTGCGTGAGCAGATTCGCCAACAAGAGATGCAAATGGAGGCTCAGTACAAGCAAGCTGAGATGCAACTTAAACAGCAACTAGCCCAGATGGAATATGAGCGTTCTATGGTTGAAAGCCAAGCCAAGATGGTTGAGGTAGCTAATAACAGAGAAATGCAACTGCTAAAGATGGCGGTAGAAAACGAAACTACTATGCAAAAGCTCATGCAAGACTTTGACCTCAAGACAACAGAACAGCTCATGAAACTGGCTATTGAAGAGTCCAAGCAAGAGCAACAAGAGAAAGAGCTAGAAATAAAACGCCAAACTGGCACAGGTATTTAAGCCTAAAGGAGACCATCAATGATGATACTAAAAAGTGACTTAATGAGTCACTTGCAAGAGCGTCTTGACGTAATTGCAAAACAAGCTGTGTCCAATCGAGATTTAGATATTGAGCAGACACAATATGAGCGAGGCCGTTATGCGGCACATCGTGAAATCGTTAGCTGGCTAGAAACGCATTATAGCGAAGGCTAATCATTTAATCACAAGGAGAAACCATGAGTGATGATACCCAAGGTCTAAACGAAGACCAAATTGATGACGTTGTAGAAGATCAAGAAATTGATGAAATTGAGTATGACTATCGCGAAGTAACAGACGACCATGAGGCGCTATTTCGTGAATTAACTGAATCGCCTAATGAGTCTTTAGCCGACCCTGAGCCTGAGCCAGAAGAGGAAGAAGAGCCAGAAACTGAGCCAGAGGCTGAAACAGAAGAGGCTAGCCAAGAAGACCAAGAAAAAGCCAACCAAGCCGTAGAGCAAATTGGCAACAAAAACTACATTGACCAAGATTTAATTAACTCGATTGAGGACAAAGACTTACGCCAAAAGGTATGGAATCTAGCTAATACCGCACAAAGTCATTACAATCGGGTATATGCAAAAGAACAAGAAGTTAGCAAACTTCGTAATGAAATTGCGACATTGCAGGCACAGCAACAGGTTGCCATGCAAAATACTCAGTCTAAAGCCGAGGAAAAGGCTGTAGATGAGGCTACGCAACGCAAGATCAGCAGGCTTAAGGAAGACTATCCTGACCTTGCAGACAGCATTGAGGCTATGTTCCAAACCAAGATTTCTGAGCACTCAGAACAGCTTAGGGAACTTTTTGATAAGGAATATAGTCCAATACGGGAGAAGATAGCAGAGGAAAGCCGCCAATCCGAGGTTAATACCCTTGAACAGGCCGCTAACGATATCTTCAGAACCGACCAAACGGGAGTTAATTACAGAGATGTAGTAGCTTCCCCTGACTTTCAAACCTGGTTGGAACAGCAAGACCAAAGCATTAAACAATTAGCCAACTCAGACAGGGCCGCAGAAGTAATCAGTGTTCTCAAGAACTACGAATACGATTACAGCCGCCAGTTTGAGAAAGTGAACGGGCAATCTTGGGTTGAGTATGTTGTTAGCCAGAGGGAGCAGGCGAAGAAACCACAGAGTTCTACGAACACTCCGAACGATCCCGCATCAACCACCAAAGGAGACCAAATCAAGCAGCAACGTGAAAAGCGACTCAAGACCGCTGTAACTGGCGTAAAGCCAAGCCGTCATGCTAGCAATTCTGGGGCCAGCTTAGATTCGGATTCTTTGTTTAATCACTTCGCAAAACAATCGAGATATAATTCTCGTTAATTTAAATTAGGAGAACTAACATGAGTGTAGCAACTACTTATGCATCGGTTTCTCAGCGTACTAATGTTTATGCGGAAGTAAAGATGCTCGAATATGCAGAACCCATTCTGGTTCTGGAGAAGTTCGCAGATGTCAAGCCGCTTCCAAAAAACAAAGCTGAAACCATTTCTTTCCGCCGCCCAATTCCGTTCAACGTAGAGCCTACTGAACTGGTTGAGGGTGTAACTCCTCCAGCAACCCAAATGGCCTATGAAGACGTTGAAGTCCGTATGGGTCAATACGGTTCAGTTGTAGAAATTTCAGATCGTGTCAACGACTTGGTTGAAGATCCTGTTCTGAATGACGCAGCTCGTATGGCTGGTGAGCAAGCCGCAGAAACCAAAGAGCGTATCTGCTGGGGTGCTTTCCGCGCTGGTACTAACGTAACCTACAGCCCAACTACTGCAAGTGCACGTAGCGGCGTCCAAGAAAAGATCAACCTCAACATCCAACGTGCTATTACCCGTTCTCTGCACGAGCAACGTGGTAAGTACATTACTGAGGTATTGTCTTCAAGCCCCAACTTCGCTACCGAAGCTGTACGTCAAGGCTTTGTGGCTGTTGGTCACACTGACTTGGAAGCTGACATCCGTCAACTGGCTGGCTTCGTTCCTTGCGAAAGCTACGGCGAGCAAACCAAAATCTTGCACGAAATGGAATTGGGTAAAGTGGAAAATGTCCGCTACGTCCTTTCTCCAGTGCTTGAGCCGTTTGCTGGCGCAGGTGGTTCTGGCGGCACTAACGTGTTGGAAACTGGTGGTAACGCTGACGTTTACCCCGTTCTCTTCATGGCCCGTCACGCAATCGGCGTTGTTCCGCTGAAAGGTGCTGGCTCTATGAGCCCGCGTATCATTAACCCCGATCAAATCGACAAGAGTGACCCTCTTGGTCAGCGTGGGATCGTTGGTTGGAAAATGTATTTTGCAGCCCTCATCCTGAACGAAGCATGGATTAACCGTGCCGAAGTCGCTGCCACCGATTTGTTGGCATAAGGAGGAATAGAAAATGACTGATCTATACTCACAATGGTCTAAGACTACTCGCCCTAACGGCGATCCTTCTCCTTATCGTTCATCTTCATTGGCCTTTGGTCGTGGCTCGCAAGCCGAACTGAAAGTTAAATTGGACATCAGCACTGACAACCTCGGCGCTGGTGATCTCTGGAACTTTGTCCGTTTGCCTGCTGATGCAATCATTGACGAAATGTTTTTGACTGTATCTGACCTTGACGATGGCTCAGCATTGACTATTATGCTGGAAGCTGACGATGGCACTACTGATAGCGATTTGTTGTCTGCTGCATCAACCGTTGGCCAAGCTGGCGGTACTGTTTTTGCTAACAACAACTTGCCTTACATCGGCGGTGACGCAGAAGTAGAAGTTCGTGGACATGTTATTGCTGGTGCTGGCACTCCAAAAGCTGGTGACGCAACTCTAACTGTTCGTTTTAGCCGAGCTTAAGACCTACCATAAGTCCTCGCCCCTTCGGGGGCGGGGCATTTTAATGTCAATGACTTTAGGAGAATTCGCATGAATCGTGCAGATTTAGAAGATTTAGATAAAGACCAACTTATTGCTATCGCTAACAACGAATATGGTTTGGAAGTAGATAGACGATACAATGAAGAAAAACTAATCTCTCTTATTTTGTCCAACGCGGCAAGTAAGAAACCAAATGCCAAATTTACTGGATTTCCAGATGAAAATGGCGAGTTTACAGTACCACCTGGTGGCGCAGTCGTAGAGATTCAGACAAACTCGTACAATCCCTACAAGCGTCCTGTACCTCTGGGTGTTAATGGCAGATTTATCTATGCCCCTGTTGAGCAGCCAATCGCCATTGCAGGCAAGTATTTAGAAGTCTTGCGCAACGCAATTCGCGAGGAAACTATTCAAAAGAAAGATGAACAGGGTGTATTAAGAACTTATTACAACACAAAGTCTAGTTATCCTTTTTCAATTTTGTACCATAACAAAACAGATAAGGTTCAAAAGGTGCAGGTATAACTAGCCAAGATGGAGTTTGTCGATGACATTCATCGAGTTAGTTAAAAGAGCCATTCGGTTTAGCGGGGCGCGCATTGACGCGCCCGCTTCCGTATCTACGGCAACAGGTTTGGCGGCAGATTTCGTTGATTACGTTAACGATGCCTATCGCGATATTCAAATGGAACGCCCTGAGTGGTATTTCCGTATGATGCCAAACGAACTAGAGATTAGCGAGCAATTGCTAGACAAAGGGCAAAAAGCAAAGCCTACACAAATTCTAGCACCTGCCGCCCCATCTTGGAATTACGTATATCTTTACAATATATTTGTTAAAGAGAAAAACGATGCTGACGATCAGCCAACCCCAATTACATTTGTGCCTTGGAACGGCTATTATACCCGCTGGGGTACATCAGAGGCGCAACTAGATACTAACGAAGCCCTTGAGATTACGGGGCGTCCTCAGCGCTTTACTATCTCCCCTAACGGTGAGATGTGGCTAAACCCTATTCCAGATAAAACATACGTCATGCACTTCTTTGGCCCTAATCGCATCCAAAAGCTATGCGATGATTGCGATGAGCCGTATATGCCAGAAGAATACCAAGACATGATTGTGTGGAGAGCTGTACGAGATTATGCAATGTATCAGCAGGATGCAGCAATGATGGAGAAAGCTCGCATCCGTTATCTCCCGTTAAAAAAATCACTTGATTCAGAGTATCTTCCACAAATTACCCTTAATGTGGGTAAATTTTACGAGCACATTCGCTAATGGGAATGGGTCGGGCCAATACAGATTATTTTGCTAAGCCTTTAGCGGCTACTGTGCCTGCTATTGGTGGGCTAGACCAATTAACGCCTAAAACACAGGTAAACCCTGGCACGTTGCAAGATTGCATGAACTACGAAGTGTCCCGCGAGTCTGGCTACCAGCTTGCTGAAGGCATTATGAAGTTTGGCGGCAAATCTTTTTTTCCTTTAGAAAAGCATATTGTAGCTACAATTACTGATTCAGTTAATGATCCCGTGTTCTACGATGGCGGCGTATATGACGCTACCGTACCTGCTACGGGAAATACGTATAAAATTAAAGTATTAAAGCAAGAAAGCCCATTGTTGCGCCTTCAAGTTATTGGGGGCAGCGCGAAAGAGCTATTGGGCGCAAATGTCAGGCTATATGGCCCAATATCTCCTGGATTTGTTGATTTGGGCAGCATACAATCTGTAGAATACACAAGTGTTGACAATTTTATTAGTGGCTTTGAGTCGCTTAATGCCAATTTGTCTGCTACTACATTTAAACCGCCAGGCACTGGCCCTATCAATGTTTTATTTGAACTCAATGAAAAGATTTATGCGGCTAGAGATGTAGATGGTGGCACAGGTTCTCAGTTATACACTACTACAGACTTAGACGAGCTAAATCAAAATGTGGCATGGGAAGAAGTTGACATGGGCTACAGCCTGCCATTCAAAAATGGCGACACACGCCCGTTCACGCTGTCTGACTTGCAATTTATTACAGAAGCCCAGCCATTAGCCCCAGACGTTTTAGACCAACCTGGTGGCTCAGTTGTTAGCCAGATTTATACTGGCGCATCTGACGATTTAGGTGTTGGTGCAACCGTAACAATTCAAGAAAATCAATTGGCATGGCAATCTACCAGCAACGTACTTGACAATAGCGGCGGATCTAACAACAATACAGCTACCCGCGGCTTTGTTGCGCTAGGTGGCGCTGTTTCTGCCGATGAGTTTAGATGCACACAGGCATTACGCATTACCAACTTTAATATCGGTAAAGATCAGCCACTAAGTGCTGAAATTGATGGCATTGAAGTTAAGGTTAGATACGAACACGCACATACTGAGCAACAGCCAGCAGACGATGACGAGAAAAAAGCCGTCATGCTGTCAGCCAGACTGTTGAATGTGGGTTCTACTGACAATTTAGCCAATCAAACAATTAAAACAGCAGACGGCACTGGGTCAACCTCATTCGGCCCTGTTACAGATACATTAGGGGGTAGCACCAACCTTTGGAATGCTACCGATATTACCCGAGAAAACGTATTTTCGGATGATTTTGGTGTTGAGCTTGTATTTGCCCACGCCAAAGGCCCAAGCCTTGACGCTTTTCTGTACAATGCTTTAACAAAGGTATTCTGGGTAGAAATATCAGTATATCTTAGCGATTGCGACCAACTGGTGTACTTCTACGACCCTGTAGCAGCAGCAGATGTTGGTAGCGCCAATATTGCTGAGCTTACCTTGACTTCAGGCTCGTTTTCTTCGGAAGATGCTGCTGGTATTTTTACCCTGTATGATGTATCCTCCGATGCTGACATGGGCGCCATTGTAACAGACCTAGAAGTCAGAACTGCCGCTAGTGGCGGTGGTGTTTTGCTAGCAGAAACTGCTGGCACGGCTGATAAGAATCTGTTGCCATTGTCTAGCGAAATGGAAGCGGCGCAAAGTATTGCTAGAACTATCAAAGCTAACTTTTTTATTGACGCCGCCAGAGAAGCCATTTACGGTGTAACGGGTGCTGGCCCAGCCTTTTCGTTTAATGGGACATATTTCCATTTTATCAGAGCGCCTATTCCAGCTACTGTAGACAAACCCCGCCATATCGCAGAGCACGAAGATCATCTGGTGCTAGCCTACGATTGCGGTTCCGTTTTGGTTTCGGTAGTTGGCGATCCTACAAACTTTAGTGGCGTAGAGGGTGCATCTGAGTTCGGATTTGGTGATAATATTACAGATTTATTGCCATTGGTAGGCTCATCGCTAGGCGTAATGTGCAAACAGTCTAGCCACGCCTTTATTGGCAATGTTATTGACAATTTCACCACGCAAATTATCTCAAAAACGTCAGGTGCGATTGAATATACGTCTGCTATTGTTGGTCAACCCATTTATGCCGATTTTAGAGGCATTAGCTCAGTATCGGCTACGCAACAATACGGCGATTTTAGCTCTGGGCGGATTAGCCAAGCCATCAGCGACCTTATTCAGTCGCGATTACAAAAGGTTTGCGGGATTTGCTCAGGCAGTTTAAAGCCTGTAGGTGCATTAGGCATCCGAAACAAGAACCAATATCGCCTATTCTTCAATGATGGGCTTATTGTTACGCTTACGCTGTTTGGTAACGGTGATGTAATGCCTGTATTTACCCTCCAAAACTATGGATGGGACTCTAGTACACCCACAACGCTTAATTCTGACTATGTGCCTACAGCGTTATTGTCTACCGTGCTTGAAAACGGCTCAGAATTGAACATGATCGGCACAAAAGACGGTGATATTTGGATTTTAGACCAAGGAACGGGCATTTTAGACGGTACTGGCATCACAGATTATGATGCTTTTATCACATTTAACCCGTTTAATGGCGGGGAGGCTCATGCCAACCTAAAATACAATGAAATCCTGATTCATGGAAAATCTTCAGGCAAACAGGAACTTATTTGCAGCTCTGGTGTCAATTATCTAGTACCTGAGCCAAATACAACAACAGATACTATTACAATGGGTCACGATGGTTATGGGTTTAATTTACCCACAGTACCGCAAAGACGGTCTACGCACCTGCCGAATGTAACCGCAGGCTTTAGCTTACGAATTGATTCTGTTGCCAACGGCAACTTACCACATAACATTCAGGCATTAACATTTAGACCGACTCCGCTGGGCGAC